ACTCAAAATAATCAATTAAGCCTACAGGCTAAAGGGCTATTGTTAGTGTTGCTATCGAACAAAGAAACTTGGAGGCCTTACATTGACGAGCTTTCAAAGCGATCAAAGAACGGCCGGGACTCTCACAGGACAGCCTTTGAAGAGCTGAAAGATGCGGGTTATATCCGAATCTATCGAAAAAGCTTTGGCCGAGGCAAAGGGATTCAAAATTATCCTCTGGTCCAAGATGTACCTATCACAGATGATTTTTGGGAATACTGGACAAGTAGCCTTGAAAAGGAGTTATCCACAGGAGAAGACGAGGATTGATTTTACAACTTACGGGTTTTACAAAGTTGAAAAGTTCAAAAGTTGAATTTTTCAAAGTTGAAAAGTTCAAAAGTTGAAGAATCCGACACTAATAATAACTAATAAATAATAATAACTAACTTAATAATAATCTAAGGCTTGCGCCACTAATGAAAAATAAAGACTAACCAACAACAAACTAATAATAATATTAATAAATAATATATAGGGATTTTCAAAAAATCCACAGGAGGAAAAATCATGACAAACATTTTTAAAGCAAACAAAACTATTAAACGCATCAAGACTTTGCAAAAAGAACTTCACGATTCAAGCTTAGCTTACCTATTGGCTCAGGATATTGGATTCTTTCCAGAAAATAAAAAGGGGCGAATCAAAGCGGAAGCTATGCACGATTTTAGCCATATCTTAAAAGATGTCCTGGAAGGAAAGAGTTTAGACGAAGCTACAGATATTTTGCTTAAAGAAAAAGAGGACGAAGAAGAGGAACAAGAGGAAGATGGGACCATTTGATTATGACACATGGCTCAGCACACCGCCAAAACCATATACAGAACCAGAAATAGACGAAGACGAAGAATACGATAGCTGGATAGACAAACAGCTATGTGAAATGGATTAAACGAAGGAGAAATGAAAATGAGTAACGATATTCAAACAGCAGAAAGAAATTTTTTAGAAGACCCGCAGACTTTGACCAGCGGAATTGTTAGGAAATATCTTGACCCGCAGGGCAAAGCTAGTGATGAAGAGCTTGCATACTTTATCGCTCAAGCAAGGGTTCAGAACCTAAACCCTTTTACAAAAGAAATTTATTTTATTAAATACGGAAATCAGCCAGCTCAAATCGTGGTAGCTCTGAAAGCTTTTCAAAAAAAAGCTGACGCTCACCCTCAATATGACGGAATGGATTCAGGAATCATCTTTGAAAAAGATGGGGAGATCCAACGGTCAGAGGGCGCTTTCTTGCCACAAGGAGCAGAGATCCTTGGAGCTTGGGCCGTAGTATATCGAAAAGATCGAACACACCCAACGAGAGCAGAGGTCACTTTCTCAGAATATGACAATTCCAAAATCAGGAAAGAGGGAAAAATCAACCAGTACGGCAAAGAAAATAAACCCAACACATGGGACGAAAAGCCCGCTGTTATGATCCACAAAGTGGCCTTAGTGACCGCATTAAGAAACGCTTTTCCTAACGAGTTAGGCGGACTTTATGAGGCCGACGAACTACGAGAGCCTAAAGACGTGACCCCTCAAGAAAGCCGTGAAGACGTCCTTGCTCGCAAACAAGCACAGATTGAGAAATTAAAGCAAGAGCAGGAACAACGCCAGAAGAAAGAGGTTGAACCTGTAGAGGTTGAAGAAGAGCCAGAAAATCCACTGCAAGAAACCAATCCAATGCAAGAAGATTTACTCGGCAACAGCCTTAATTACTAGATAGGAGGCCGAACATGCAGGAATTACAAGCGAAAGTAACACAAGCGCAGGTCGAAATTATCGACCGAGAAAAATTTGAACAAAATATAAACGAGGTTGTGACCAAGTATAAAAATTACGTGGTCACAGCCTCAACCATCAAGGACGATAAGAAAGTTTTGGCAGACTTGCGAAAACTCAGCAAGCAGATCTCAGACGAGCGCATCAAGATTAAGCGTGAATTATCGAAATCAGCAGATGAATTTGACGAGTTCATCAGAGCGACGAGAGAAGCCTCTTACTGATACGATCTTTAAAATCGCAAAAGATGTGAAAGATTTTGAAGATCATCAAAAGGCCCTGAGACTGGACACGGTTAAATCTTATATTGCCAACAAATCGGCTGAGTACATGCTAGACCCTCGGATTTTCGACGAGAAAGCCCTTGAGTACATCAAAGCAGGCGATTGCATGGCCGACGGCGTGACCTTGAAAAAGGCCACAATGCAATCATTAGACGACCTAGTGACCTTTGAATACCAGAAGCAACAAGAATTTGAAAAGGCTAAATCAGCCATTTCTGGTCAATGCGCAGAGTACGGCATGACTGACCAGCCATACCTCCGAATGTTACGGGATTTAACCCTTGTTGAAGTCTTAGAGCAGATCAAAGCGGATTATGCTTTTGAAAAGCAAAAAGAAGAAGTCCGACTTGCTCAAGAGAGAGCAGAGCGAGAACAGCAAGAAATTTTAGCCAAAGAACGAGCTAAACAAGAAGCTGAGGCTTTAACTCGTCAGGAAACGTCCCAAATTGACCCAGAAACAGGTGAAATCTTGGACGGAGGGGAATTGTCCCAGAATCAAGAAGAAGCCGTTAAAGGGGCTGAAAATAGCCTTAAAAAATACACACAAAAAATGATCCTGGAAGTGTATTTTGAAGACACAGAAGACAAAGACCGATTTAAGAACGGCCTCAGCCAGCTAGGATTTGATTATAAGAAAAATTACATTGTCAAAGGCTATCAAAATATCGAGCCGTTGACTCAGAAAGAGCTAGACGCTCAATGGAAATAGGAGAAGATGATGTTTGATTTTATCAAAGAGGTCGGAATGGCCTTGGTATGGTTCTTTCTCGGCTATCTGGTCGGAGAACGAAACAATAATAACGACAAAGAATAAAATTACGTGCCGTGAACCACGATAAAAGCGAACTAGAAAATAAGCGTCAGACTTGGACGAATGACGTAAAGGATTTCACCAGCCAAGCCATTTTTCTCACACATTTTAAAATTGGCTGGTGGATTTTAATTGAAATCATGAAATTAATACTAAATATTGAACCAAAGCCACAGAGTAGGCCGAGGTTTGCAAGGCGTGGCAATTTTACCACGACTTACGAAGCGGGGGATATGAAAACTTGGCGCCGAAAATGTACGGATTTAATAGCTGAGGAGTGCTTGCTTGATAAGGTAGCAGAAGGACCTGTCAGGCTATCAGTAGTATTTTACATATCGCCCCCACAATACATTAAAAAAATTAAGAAAAATCAGCAGGCCTTGGCAGATGAACTAATGCCAGTCTACAGGAAGCCAGACCTAGATAATTACATCAAGGCGCTACTTGATAGCATTTCTGACAGTTCGCTACTCTGGAAGGACGACGGGCAAGTTTCAGAGATCCACGCTAAAAAAGTATACAGCCTGAACCCTCGCATAGAGGTAGAAATTGAGGAGTTGAAATGAAAGTTAAAGGGATAACTACTATAGATTCAGAAATTAATTTTGGAGAATGTGAGATTCACGCAGTGCCAGAACGAATAAAAAGGCTCTTCCCTGACCAGAATTTAGTTAAAATCACCGAAAACGGGAAAAGCTACATCTTGAACACGGACTATATCGTGTTGATTTTCGCAAAAGATTGAGGAATGTCAAAACATCTTGTTTTTAACTTGAGGAGGGAAAAATGAATAAACAGGATTTAAAAGAAGGACAAGAGGTTTATGTCAAGGGGCAAGTTATCCACACAGGAGACCATTTAGATATTGTCTTGGCCAAAGGAAGTTTTATAGAAAATGCCATTATTTTACACCACGAAAAACCAGTCGTACCGCAGTTTGTAGCAGATTATATAGAGTTTAAAAAAGAACAAAATTTTCACGTTTACGGCGCAATGAGGGTGATCGAAGGTCATTATAATAAGAGAGTTCCTGATTGGTTCTACGAAGGCAACATTGAAACTTTCGCTCGTGCTTGGCTTGATGGCTACGAGGTCGAGAAAGAGAAGCGGTATCTTGTGAAGGTGAAGAATGTACTGACAAGACAAAGCGCTTTAAATCGTAACAAGAAGTCGGGAAGATTTATTTTTTCAAATCCCAAAGAAAATAGTCTTTATGATACGAAATTCACCCGCAAAGAGCTGGAAGAAGCAGGGTTCGGCTGGGTGTTTGATTGCCCGGGGATTGAGATTGAGGAGGTAGAATGATGGGATTAACACTAAATAGCACAATCAGCGACTTGATTTTGGCAATCGGCGAAATTATAACTAGCTCTGATGGCGGAATTACAGCTGTAAGAATGGACATGTCTGGCCATTCATTTTACTTAGAAATCAAGGTTAAACCAAAAGAGGAGGTGCAAGATGATTCCAAAATTTAGAGTATGGGACAAGACCGATAAGGAAATGTATTTAGTGGATGTAATCAATTTCAATCGTGGGGAATTTGAATCTATTGGGGATGGCATCACATTTCTACGTGAGGCGGATGAAGTTATCCTCATGCAATCAACAGGCTTGTTTGATAAGAACGGGCAGGAGGTCTTTGTTGGAGATATTATAAAATGTACCAGAGGATGTCCTCACGAAGTATATTTAGAGAAGGAGTACGGTGGTACATACATAGGAGGAATGCCAGCCGTATACTTGAAGGGATTGCTAAGCGGATATGCGTGGACTGGAGATGAGGAAATTATCGGAAATGTATATCAAAACCACGAACTACTGGAGGTAATTAAATGATATATCCATACAGAGGGTTGTCTATAGATGAAAATAGCAAAGGTCAATGGCAATACGGATATCTGATAGAAGATAATGGAAAAGCATTCATTGTCAACGAAGTCATAGAAGCTAACGAACAGTATATAACTATCGGCTCTTGGTGTCCTGTAAATCCAGAAACAATTGGACGATTTACAGGACTATTCGACAAAAATTGTAAGGAGATTTTTGAAAAAGATATTCTATTCGGACATGCCGGTGAGGACTTTTGGGAAATTGTCGAATTTGATATAGAAGAAGGTAAATGGATTAGAAGAGATATTTGGTACAATTCAAAGTTAGATTTGAGTGAAAACAATGAATTTATGGAAATAATCGGCAATATCTTTGAAAATCCAGAGCTTTTGGAGGCCAATCATGACCGAGTTTAAACTAATATTTTTTATGGCCTCTTGCATAATCTCGTTTTATGCGGGGGCGTTCCTTGGTAAACCAAAACAGCTAATTGGTCTAAAAAAAGTAGGAGAAATAAGCAAAGGAGAAATGTTTATACTTTTCTTGGCCTTTCTTGCAATTTTTCAAATAACGGCTCTCAATTTCCAAGTTATAAATCAAAGACAGGAAATCAAACGGCTTAAAAATCAGCCCAAAATGGTTATATACGAGGTCAAAGATACTGGTGGTGTAATTGACCATATCGGCACGATAACCGCCAAAAACGTCATAGAAGGGCGTTATATGGTCACTGTAAGTGGGTACGGTAACTTCCTTGTTAATAAGGAACAGTATGACAGTCTTAAAATCGGAGATGAGATTCCAGAATTTTTAAAACGAAAGGAAAATTAAAATGAACTCAGATAAATTTTTAAATAAGTTCACTTACTTGATATTATGCGTGTTTGTTGCTGTTGTCTGCTTTGGATTTTACAAGCAATCCGAAGCAAACCAAAATCTAAACGACAAAGTATTTAGACTTGAAAAACAAAACGCTGAAATCACTGAGCAAGTGGACAAACTCAATAAGACGATTGACGCTGAGATTGCCAAGAATTTAAAAGAAGTGGCGGACAGAAATAATGTTGGAGGATAAGATAGAACAGCTAGAGCATGCGAAGAAATGCTATTTGAGAGACTTAGAACCTGAGCACATGGCTATTGTGCGAAAGAGCTTTGGCTTACAAGTAGCTTCAAAGCGCAGGGATTGGCTGAAGAAGCAGGTTAAGAGATGCGATGAGGAGATTGAATGTCTGAAGAAAGAGTGATTCCGCTTTTGCCAGAAATCAACGAAAAAAGGACAATTCGTAAGGCAAAAGCTAAACTAAGAGAATATCCGAAATGGCGGGAAATTGCTTGTGATGAAGCCATTCAAAAGGTAACACAGGAATTTACTTTTGAAATCCGTGGAGCAAGCGGGCCTAATAGACCTATCGAGAATCTAGCGATTAGACGCGTAGACGCTTTGTCTGAGCTGGAAGAGATTGAACAAGCAGTATCTAGACTGTTCAATCCAACCTACAGATTCATCCTGTATTCACGGTTTCTTAAAAACGTTCCTGATTCTGCGTATGTTATCTATACAGAATTAGGCATTGAGAAGACGCGCTACCAGGAATTATTAGATAGAGCCTTACTGGCATTTGCTTGGCAATATCGAAATGGCATCTTGGTCTGCGAAAAGCGGTAATTTTGCGGTAAAAATGCGGTAAAAATGCGGGAATTGTTAGGCTGAAATAGTGATAAAATAGTAGTATCAAAGATTTGGCAAGAGGTCTTTGATATTCTAATTCCTTTAAATAAACTTCCGGGGAGAGAATAGTAGATTTTAACCTGATGCAATTTCAGGCTCTCTCTTACATAACCGCAAACAATAAAATTTAGAAAATCGTACAGTATCGCGCCTCTGCGGTTAGGGCGCATTTTGGGAATAATGGTTAAGAGGTCTTAAGTCTCCTTATGTATTTT